CGCTCGCCCTACCAGTGGCAGCATGAGCCGGTGCTCTACGGCTGGCTGCCCAACGGCAAGCACAAGTGGTTTTCCGATCGCAAGCAGTCCACGGTCTGGAAGTTTGACAAGCCCCGGCGCAGCAAGGACCATCCCACCATGAAGCCCATCCCGCTGCTGGCCTATCCCATCAAGAACAGCTCCGCGCCCAACGGCGTGGTCATGGACCTGTTCGGCGGCAGCGGATCGACGCTCATGGCCTGCGAGGAAATCGACCGCATTTGCCGCACGATGGAGCTTGACCCCAGGTATGCATCGGTCATCGTGGAGCGGTTTTTGCTTCACGAAGAGGGCGATGCGTCACGCATCCGCTGCCTGCGGGACGGCAGGGAACTGACCTACGGGGAAGCCCTCCAGGCGGCAAAGCCGGATGAAGCCCAAGACGGCCGTCAGCCGACGAAAAAAACGCGCCCTCCTCTGTGCGGGTGAGGACGGCGCGTCCGTTGCCTATTCCGGGGCAACCTCGTGGAACAGCGACCACAGCCAGGCATTGTCTTCCTCGCTGATCTGGTAGCAGAAGCCCGTGCCAAAGAGCATCGTCGGGCAGGAATCGGCGGCCTTCTGGAGGGTCAGGGCGGAGCCGTCCGCCATGGTCAGCGCCAGCATGCCCGTCCAGGGACAGCTGGTGCGCTGGATGCGCTCCGCGCCGCGAAGGACGGCTTCGAGCCGGGTCAGGTCCGCCGGGCTTGCGACCGTCTGCGTCCGGGCTTCGCCTGCCTGCGTGACCGTCATGGCCGCGGATACGATCTCGCCGATGTCGGCGGGCGACTGGGCCTCAAACCCCGCGTACTCGGCGGCAAGCTCCGCGTACAGGGGCGGCATCAGGCCATAGCTGCCTTCGGGATTGTCCGCCGTGCAGACCTCGATGAGGTCCGCCACGTCCACATCCGCGGTTTCACGCGCCGCCTGCGCGACTTCCGCGTCCGTGAGGGCGACGTACCCGCTCACGGCTTCCCCGTTGACATAGTGCGTGACGCGCAGGTAGGGCAGCGCGGGCGCCTCTGCGGTGAATCCGCGCTCGGGCGGCGTGTCCGTCGGTTCGGACGGAACCAGAGAAGCCGGCGCCCCGGTCACGGCAGCCGTCGGAACAGCCGCCGGTTCCTGCGCGCAGCCTGACAGGACGCACAGCAGCACGGGCAGCAGGAAACCCCATGCGATTCTTTTCATGGACAAGCCCCCTTTCGCTGGCTTCATTGTACCGAAAAACAGCCGCAAGGACAAGAGATTCACGCAATGCGTTTCCCCGCGCTCAAAACCGGAAAGGGCGCGCATGATCGGAGGTGATGCCCATGGCGACACGGGGCCGAAAGCCCAAGCCCACGGCGCTCAAGCTGCTGGAGGGCAACCCCGGCAAGCGCCCGCTCAACGGCAGGGAGCCCGTCCCGCCCAAGGCCACGCTCAAATGTCCGGCGTGGCTCCTGCCGGAGGCCAAAAAGGAGTGGAAGCGGCTCGCTCCCGCGCTGGAAGCCATGGGCGTGCTGACCATGGCCGACCTCACGGCGTTTGAGGGCTACTGCCAGGCCTATGCCCGGTGGAAGGAGGCCGAAGCGTTCATCACCCAGCACGGCTCCATCTTTCAGACGCCCAGCGGCTATGTGCAGCAGGTGCCGCAGGTCTCCATTGCCCAGCAGAACCTCAAGATCATGCAGTCGTTCTGCTCGGAGTTCGGCCTGACCCCGGCGACCCGCGCGCGCATCATCGCCGGGGGCGCTTCGGAGGACGGGGCCTCGGAGGACCCCATGGAACGGCGGCTCAAGGGGGAGTGGTAATGGCGTTTGACGAACGCAAGGCCCAGCGCGTGGTCCGCTTCATCGAGGCCCTGCGCCACACCAAGGGCGAGTTCCACGGCCAGCCCTTCCGCCTGCTGCCGTGGCAGGAGAAAATCATCCGGGACGTGTTCGGCACGGTGCGCGACGATGATCCCACCATGCGCCAGTACACCACGGCCTACATCGAAATTCCCAAAAAGAACGGAAAGTCCGAGCTGGGCGCGGCCATTGCGCTCAACATGCTCATCAACGACGACGAGTGGAAGGCCGAGGTCTATTCCTGCGCGTCCGACCGCCAGCAGGCCGCCATTGTGTTCGACGTGGCGGTGGACATGGTCAGGCAGTCCCCGGCGCTCATGAAGCGCGTCAAGATCATCCCATCCACCCGGCGCATGATCTATCAGCCCACGGGAAGCATCTATCAGGTGCTCTCCAGCGAGGTCGCCACCAAGCATGGCCTGAACGTGTCCGCCTGCATCTTCGATGAATTGCACACCCAGCCCACCCGCGCGCTCTACGACGTAATGACGCAGGGGTCGGGCGACGCGCGCAGGCAGCCGCTGTGGTTTTTCCTGACCACGGCGGGCACCGACCGCAACTCCATCTGCTGGGAGGTACATCAGAAGGCACTCGACATCCTGGAAGGGCGCAAGAACGACCCGCGCTTTTACCCGGTACTCTTCGGCCTGCCGGACGAGGCGGACTGGACGAGCGAGGAAAACTGGTACCGGGCCAATCCCTCGCTGGACCACACCATCACCATCGACAAGGTGCGCGACGCCTTCCGCAAGGCGCAGGAGACTCCGGCGGATGAGAACCAGTTCCGCCAGCTGCGCCTGAACCAGTGGGTGAAGCAGTCCGTGCGCTGGATGCCCATGGACAAGTGGGACGAGTGCGGCGGCGTGGTGGACCCCTACGCGCTGGAAGGCCGCGCGTGTTACGCGGGGCTGGACCTGTCGAGCACCTCTGACCTGACGGCGCTGGTGCTGGCGTTCCCGCCGACCTCGGAGGACGAGCCGTACAGGGTGTTGCCCTTTTTCTGGCTGCCCGAGGAGACGCTCTCCCTGCGCGTGCGGCGCGACCATGTGCCCTACGACCAGTGGGCAAGACGCGGCTTCATCCAGACCACGGAGGGCAACGTGGTGCATTACGGCTTCATCGAGCGGTTCATCTGCGAGCTGGGCGAGCGCTACGACATCCGCGAGATCGCCCACGACCGCTGGAACGCCACCATGATGGTGCAGACACTGGAGGACGACGGGTTTACCATGGTGCCCTTCGGGCAGGGGTTCAAGGACATGAGCCCGCCGACCAAGGAGCTGATGCGCCTCGTGCTGGAGCACAGGCTCTGCCACGGCGGGCATCCGGTGCTGCGCTGGAACATGGACAACGCCTTCGTGCGCACGGACCCGGCGGGCAATTTGAAGCTGGACAAGGAAAAATCCACGGAGAAGGTGGACGGAGCCGTCGCGCTGGTCATGGCGCTGGATCGGGCCATGAAAAACCAGGGCGGCGATTCCGTCTACAATCACCGTGGATTGATCGTCCTGTGATTTACAGCCGCACGCGGAACAGCCCGTGATGGTTGCAGTACGCGTACAGCCAGCCGTGCCCGCGGACAAAGAAGCGCGCGGACGCCTCCTGCTCGGGATACAGGCGCGCCACCTGCACGCGGTCCCCGGTCACAAACGCCAGAAAGGCGATGAAGTGCCGCTTGTCCATGGGATGGTCAAGCGTGACATACCATTCCGTTTCGATCTTCTCGGCGTGGATGGCGTGTGCCTCGTCCGGCTCCTCCGCCTCCAGCGGCGGCAGGGACACGCCGCAGCAGGAATAGGCACCTTCGCCCACCGACCAGATCACGTTGCCGCACACCGGGCAGACGTAGAAAAGGCTGCGCGACAGGTTCCCGGCCCGGTTGCGGTTCTCCGCGCAATCCCCGGAAAGCAGCTCGGTTACCGACACGCTCAGCGCCCCGGCCAAGGGCTCCAGCAGCGTGATATCGGGCAGGCCCCTGCCGGTTTCCCACTTGGAGACGGTTTTGTCGCTTACATTCAGTCGCTGCGCCAGATCGCGCTGGGTCAATCGCCGCTTTTCGCGCAGGCTGCGGATGACCTCTCCGGTTACATAGCTTTGCATGCAATCCCTCCTTGACTAGAGCCTACCACGCCCGGCGGAAAGACGCAACCTACGCATCGTAGAGAGGTGAGAAAATGCCCAGAAAACCCGGGCGTCCCTGCCGCCATCCCGGTTGCCCGAACCTGTCGGACGGGGTGTACTGCGAAGCGCACCGCGGCCTGTACGCAAGAGAAAACGCCCATCGCAGGGGCTACGGCCGTGAATGGCGCGCGGCTCGCGACCGCTTCCTGCGCGGGCATCCGCTGTGCGCGGAATGTCTGAGGCGCGGGACGATCGTCCCGGCGACCGTGGTCGACCACATCGTCCCGCATCGGGGCGATCAAAAGCGGTTCTGGGATGAGGGGAACTGGCAGGCGCTTTGCAAGGCGTGCCATGATCGGAAAACGGGGAGAGGATTATAATAGCACAGGTTTTGTTCGGCAGATTTTTCCCTTGCACGCATCGAAGAACTGTGGTACAATTATACCACGAAGGAGGCGATGGTATGCAGTGTATCCCGATCAGAGACCTCAAAAACACGGCTGCTATCTCGGAGATGTGCAAAAAATCCGCTGATCCGATCTTTGTGACGAAGAACGGTTATAACGATATGGTGATTATGAGCGCGGAAGTTTATGACAGGATTCGTCTGGTCAGCGTCTATGAAAAGCTGATGGAGGCAGAAACGGACATTGAGGAAGGCCGTGTGCTGGAAGCAAGCGCGTCTCTGCGGAAGCTGAGGGAGAGGTATGGGCTATAGTATAAAGGTTACAGAGCACGCGTATAATGACCTCGACCAAATCGTTTCGTACATCGTCGGGGAGCTGGGAAATCCCTCCGCAGCCTTGACGCTCCTAACGGCGGTCGAGCGCGTTTATGAAAAGCTGGCAGAAACGCCGAACATGTATGGCTTGTGCCGGAAACCGCTGCTTTCCCGGCAAGGATACAGAAAAGCGCCCATCGAAGGATACCTGATGATCTACAAGGTGGATGAAGCGGCAGGAAGCGTATACGTCGAGCGTTTTTTCAGCCATCTGGAGGATTATGAAAATTCTTTATAGGCCAAAGATGAAACGATAGAAAGGCATCTCAGCGATGAGGTGCTTTTTTCATGCCCGCAATCAGGAGGCTTTTTATGAAAAACCCATTTCTCGGCCTGTTCCGCGCGCGGGACAAGCCCGGCAGGCGGGCATCTCCCCGGGACGCCGTCTCCGCCGCGCCCGGCTTTTACTACGGCGCGAGCCTTTCCGGCAAGTCCGTCACCCCAACCTCGGCCATTCAGGTTTCCGCGGTGTACGCCTGCGTGCGGGTCATCGCCGAGACCGTCGCCAGCCTGCCGCTGCATGTGTACGAGGCGACCGATGCGGGCAGCCGAAAGGCCGGCGAGCACCCGCTCTACCGCCTGCTGCACGACGAGCCGAATACCGAGATGACCAGCTTCGTCTGGCGCGAGGTCATGCTCTCGCACCTGCTGCTCTACGGCAACAGCTATTGCCAGATCCTCCGTTCGGGCCGCAGCGGCATCATGGGGCTGTATCCGCTGCTGCCCGACCGCATGGCCGTGGACCGGGACAGCAGGGGCAAGCTGACCTACACCTACACGACCTCCGACGGAAAGCTCGCGTACCTCGCGCCGGAGGACGTGCTGCACATCCCCGGCCTCGGCTTTGACGGCGTCATGGGGTACAGCCCCATCGCGCTGGAAAAGGCGGCCATCGGCCTTGGCATCGCGGCAGAGGAATACGGCAGCAGGTTCTTTGCCAACGGCGCGCGGCCCTCGGGCATCCTCACGCACCCCAATACGGTGAAGGACCCCGCCGCCCTGCGCGCCAGCTGGAACGCGGCCTACGGCGGCTCGGGAAACACCGGGCGCGTGGCGGTGCTGGAGGAGGGCATGACGTTTACGCCCCTGTCCATGCCCAACAACGAGGCGCAGTTCCTCGAAACCCGCAAGTTCCAGGTCACGGAGATCTGCCGCATCTTCCGCGTGCCGCCGCACATGATCGGCGATCTGGAACGGGCGACGTTTTCCAACATCGAGAGCCAGAACATCTCCTTCGCCGTCCACACCATCCGCCCGTGGCTGGTGCGCATCGAGCAGGCGGTCAACCGCGCCCTGATCCCGCCAAACGAGAAGGGGCGTTTTTATGTGCAGTTCAACATCGACGGCCTGATGCGCGGCGACTACAAGAGCCGCATGGAGGGCTACGCCATCGCCCGGCAGAACGGCTGGATGAGCGCCAACGACATCCGCGCGCTGGAAAATCTCAACTCCATCGCCGCGGAGGAGGGCGGGGACACCTATCTGGTCAACGGCAACATGATTCCCATCAGCCAGGCCGGACTCGCGGGAGCGGCGGGGCGAAGCGGGGGCGAACCGGCGGAGGGAAAGAAGCAGAAAGAAGGTGATGACACTTGAGAGACATGCACTTGAACGGCTACATCGACGACGAGGCGTGGTTCGGCGACGAGATCACGCCCGAGGCGCTGCACGGGATGCTCTATCCGGAGGGAGAGGAAGCGCACGGGGACCTGCGCATTTTCCTCAACAGCTACGGCGGCTCCTGCAACGCGGCGGTGCGGATGTTCGACGACCTGCGCGCCTATCCCGGCAGCATCCACATCATCGTCTCCGGCACGGCGGCCTCGGCGGCCACGGTGCTGGCCATGGCGGCGGACCGGCTGGAGATGACCCCCGGTTCCCTGTGGATGATCCACGATCCCAGCGCCATGGCCTGGGGCAACGAGCGGGATCTGGAGGAGGCCGTCCGCCTGCTCAAAGCATGCAAGGAAAGCATCCTCAACGTCTACGGCAGGCGCTGCCGGAAGGCACGGGACGAGATCGGCACCATGATGCGCGATACCACCTGGATGGACGCGGGACAGGCGCTTCAGGACGGCTTCATCGACGGGATCGCCGATCTGGGCGGCGGCGTCCTCGACGCTGCCTGTTGCCATGAGGCGAGCCTTGCGGAAGCGAAGGAAAAAGTGCAGAACTGGCTGGACCGCTGGCGGCCCGCCCGCGCGGCGAGCGCCGCACAGGCGCCCCAGACCCCCGGCACCCCCGTTATCCAGCTGCAAAAGCGGCTGGCGCTCATTACCCCCACCAAACGATAAGGAGGAATCCCCATGAACAACATTCATGACATGCGCAGAAGGCGCGGCGAGATCTGGGACAGGGCAAAGGCCTTCCTTGGCGAGCGTCAGGACGAAAACGGCATGCTCTCCGCCGAGGACACGGCGCAGTACGAGCGCATGGAGCAGGAGGTGGTCGATCTGGGCCACGCCATCGAGCGCGCGGAACGCGCCGACGCGCTGGAACGCGAGATGAACGCGCCGACCGCATCGCCTCTTGCTTCCCGCCCGGAGGCCCGCCCAAACCAGCGCACGGGCCGCGGTTCCGACGAGTACAAATCGGCCTTCTGGACCGCCATGCGAAGCCGCGGCGGCCATTTTTCTGTGCAGAACGCACTGCAGATCGGCACCGACAGCGAGGGCGGCTACCTCGTCCCCGACGAGTACGAGCGCACGCTGGTGGACGCGCTGCGGGAAGAAAACAGGCTGCGCACGCTGTGCAAGATCATCCGCACCGCCTCCGGCGACCGCAAGATCCCGCTGGTGGCTTCCCACGGCACGGCCAGCTGGGTCGAGGAGGAAGGTACGATCCCCGAATCCGACGACGCCTTCGGGCAGATCACCATCGGGGCGCACAAGATCGCGTCCATGATCAAGGTGTCCGACGAGCTTTTGCAGGACAGCGTGTTCGACATCGAAAGCTACATCGCCACCGAGTTTGCCCGCCGCGTGGGCGACGCCGAGGAGGCGGCGTTCATCAGCGGCGACGGCTCCGGCAAGCCCTACGGCCTTCTGAACGCGACCAACGGCGCGGCGACCGGCGTGACCGCGGCCAGCGCCACCGCGCTTACCTCCGACGAGCTGCTCGACCTGATCTATTCTCTCAAGGCCCCCTACCGCAAGCGCGCGGTGTTCCTCATGCACGATTCGACCATCAAGGCCATCCGCAAGCTCAAGGACGGAAACTCGCAGTACCTCTGGCAGCCGGGCATGAAGGAGGGCGAGCCGGACAGGCTGCTGGGCTACCGGCTGGTCACCTCCACGCACATGCCCGCCGTCGCCGCGTCGGCCAAGCCCATTCTCTTTGGCGACCTCTCCAGTTACTGGATCGCCGACCGCGAGGGCCGCTCCATGCAGCGGCTAAGCGAGCTCTACGCGGCCACCGGGCAGGTGGGCTTCCGCGTCACCCAGCGCGTGGACGGGCGGCTGGTGCAGACGGAGGGCGTCAGGTGCCTGGCCATGAAGAGCGCGTAAGGAGGATGAGAACGCATGGATCACACGGCAAGAAACTTTCACGCGCACGGCGGCAGCGAATGGGTTGTCGGCGGAAAGCTGACCTTTCTGCCCGGCGCGACGGTCGAAGGCGCGGAGGGGCTGTTCGATTTGCCCCCTGGCGGCGGAGCCGCTTTGCCCTATATCGCGGAGAGCGAAGCGGCGACCGTCGCCGCCCTGCGCTCGGACTTCAACGCCCTGCTGCTCGCCCTGCGCGAGGCGGGCCTCATGCGGGAGCCCTCCGGTGATGCGACGTGATCGTGACGCTTTGTGAAGTCAAGGCCCATCTGCGCATTGACCACGACGCGGAGGACGCCTACCTGGAAAGCCTGATCCGTCAGGCGCAGGCCGTCGCGGAGGACTACTGCCGCGTGCCGTTTTCCGATGAAGCGCCCGAGCCTGTGCGCCTGGCGGTGCTGCTCTTTGTGAGCTTCTACTACGAAAACCGGGATGTGCCCGACCGCACGACGTATGGC